AATGGTTATATGATATTTCCTAAAAAAAAATTAAGCAAGAGATAAGAAGCCTTCTTCATCCTCAGTTGTATATGTATATTCCTCTTCCTCAGCACTCCCCTCACTCTCAGAATATCTTTCTTTTTTTATCCTCTTTGGGGCAACATAATTTTCATCCAATATTTCATCAAAATGTAATCGTATCTTGAATGATAATTTATCGTCATCTACAATCCGTTTCAAAATCTCCTCAACATCATCCTTCGTTATTCTATCCATTTGTAATGTCATAGATTTTAAATTTCTAAAATGATCATTTTCTATTTTTTCTGTCCCTTCATTATCTCAGCAAGAATATTCAGTGGTAACTGCCCTGCCTTCTGTATCTTATACAATACAGCACTATTATCATTTAACTCACTAAAAGTTCCATCCGGATCTGTGATGGCTGTTGTTATACTCGTTATAGGTTTGGACTTCGTTACTGTGAACTCTACACTACTATCTCCAGTATAAAAGAAATCCCCACCATCCGTTTGCTTCGTAACATGCCCAATCACAGGCAATCGTTCTCCACTATCTCCTCCCCCACGATATGCATCCACATCAATCAAATCACTCTTTATAGTATAAAATGGAAATAACATTGATCTTGGTACATTATCAGCTGTCACTGGTAATGAAGGACTATCCACACTTATAGGAGCATTATAAGTAAATTGGGTAGTCAGATTAGTATTCTGGATACAATTCGCCGATAATACATTGGGTTGATACAGTGTATTCCCAGCAGCATTTTGATGATAAAATAATGTATCTTCAGCTTTGATCTCTGATGATGTTGTCAATTTATTTAATCCCTTAATATTAAATGTATTCACACGATTTTGAGCAGTATTGTTTTCATTCACAGAAGCATTCAACTGACTATAACTAAATCCCAATATACCCATTAAAGAATCACTCCAAACATCCTCAGGAATTCCAATATGATCAATTGATATCCCAGAATGACTATCAATAATCGAAAATGGAAAGATATTCTTATTATCTTTATCTATCTGAAGTCCTTTAGTTTTAGTTCCATTAGTCTGGTTAAGTGTCAAAGGTTCCTTTTCAAGATAAGGACCCATTCCAGGACAAAATGCTGTTCGTCTTAATCTTTTATTTATCTTATACACCTTCACCTGAGGTTGTGTATTTATAGGATAAACAGCATCATCAAAACCAGCACCACCATCATTTCCTAAATACTCAGGAGTATAAAAATCTGTGAAAGCAAACCGATCTTTTGTTGGATCATAAGTTAATTTAGGATTTGATGATCCAAGATATATTTGATTTATCACACTAGCAAGACTACTACCTCCACCCGTATCTCCGTCGGCATCAGTAGGAACTAATCCAGTTATTAAATTGTTCCCCTTATCAACCATAGCAGAAGGAGTATACAATCCAAGAGCAGCATTTCCATAAGCAGTAAAATGAGGATCATAACCACAAAATCTCTGATACTTCACATCTTGATATTGACCAGTCGTAACAGCTTCTTCACCTCCCATGAAAAATCCAGAACCATTATAAAAATGCTCGGGAACACCACCAAGTCCTTCAGTTACAATTTGTATTCTATCACTTGGTCCTTTAGTAAATATACCAAATGATAATTTCTTTTCTCTATCACTGTACACTGGTTCATCAAAAAATTCATCTTCTTGATCTTTAATGTATGTCACCCATAATGGTTCAGAACAGGTTGAATATCGTCGACCACCACCGTTTGCTGCTCCAACAAAATCATTATGATATAAATCACTACCAAAATCTTTTCTATCTACAGCAAGAGTTTTTGAAGCATTGTCATATGCTTGTATCATATCTATATGAATGAATCGAGAAGTATCAGGTGTCAATTTAACCAATGTATCTGTAATCGTAAAAACAAAACTTTCACTTGAAGGTATTAAAAACTTTGCTTTACCATCTATATGAAATGTCTGAGAACCAGCTTCCACTCCTCCATCTATACTAGTCACTTTACAAGTAGCAGGTTCAAGACTATCTACTCCCCCTGCCGTTGGTCCCCTAACAGTTATTTCTCTCTTAATAACAGAATCTCGAGGAAGATCTAATGTTAATCCTGGTGGAAATATTATATCACAAGTTATACTTGTTCCATTAATAGGAACATCGTCAGCATTCTCAAGTGTTCTTGTAGTCACTTCTGTTCTATCATAATAAGGACTTGAAGCATTCCTAAAATCCCATAACTCTGGATATAATTCCTGTGCTCTTATGAACTTTGACAGATTTCTACAATTAGTCTCATTATAATGTTGAACGAATGTTATCTTCAATGTCTTATAACCAGTACTATAAGTATCATCAGTTACATGTGTAATATGCTGATATTTAGCATTTGAGAAATCACCAGCAGGAGCACCCAGCATCCAATACTGTCGTGCTGGGAATACTAAATCAGGTCTCTTGAAAGCAATATATTGAAAACCATTCACCCAATCTAATCTACCTTGTGTCACTACATTAGAAGCATTCGTATTATGATCATAACTTATCATCTCATTATAATTTTCTTCACTGAAAGTAGATCCATTGTGACAATTAAAAGGTTTGTATGTATCAGTCTTATATACTGCCCCTAAAACAGAATGATTACCGTATCCATCTACAACTGAAGGATTATTATTCTCATCACGATAATAATAATACTGCTCTAAATCAGAAGCATTCTGTAAAGCATCGGTGAATGTTTCAGCAATAAAATCAGCTGATCTTCTACCCTTTGGAATTTCAACCTCCTTTACTTCTCTGTATAACCAATATCGACCAACAGCAGGATCAAGACTTCCATTACCGTTCACAACATTACTTAAATCTGGTGCTGATGGTTGTGTTGCTGAGGCATTGTAAAATGTTGTTCCTCTCCTAAAAAATACTGTATGCTTCTTTCCATCTTGCCTTATCTTTAATAACTCTCTATTATTTTCCCACTCAGTATTAAAACGAGAAAATTCATTTCTATCTCTCAAATAATCACTTTCTACAATTCCACCATTCACTTGAGCAAGATATGGAGCTCCTTGAGCAACATTATCAGGTGCCTCAAATCTCTGAACATTAGTGCTCCCTGAGGCAAAACAAAATCTTCTTGGAAGTGAAAAACAATTCTCTCCATTGGCAGTCTTATAATATTCAACACCCATGATCAAATTATTATCATGTAAATCTCTTTCGACACGACCACTGTTCAAATCAATAGCATCTTCTCTATTCAATACACCTTTATACCCAGAATCTAAATAATCATTTCTCTCTGTATAAGGAGTACTCTGAGTAATATTCTCATACAATATTCGTCTCAAAAAATTACCTTTCAATTCAATCGTATTTCCACCTGCTCCAATTTGAGATATCACAGCTGAGTGTAATGATACTTTATCTCCAGGATTTAACATTAATCCTTCATCTACTTTATTCATAAACAAAGCATTGTTACTCGTATTCGATCCATCAAATTGTACTGATGATCGTTGTGAGCATTCTAAAATCTTTGTATCGACATAAGACTCTGACATATTTAAATATATCAAACATAAAAATAATGAATTTACAAAATACAATTATTATCATTACGGAGGTTGCTGTGCTTAAGCAAATCCAGCAGTCAAGAAACCATTCTCAAGAACAGCAATCCTCTTAACTTCAATGTAACTTCTTTGAGTGTAAGTATTATCACCATCAAGAGCAGGTAATCCACTAAACTTAGTTGTGAGTTCAAGACCACGAGCATTGACACGACCAGCAGGTAGTTTGTATGCTTGGAAGAAAAAGTTGCTTCCAATACCAACAGAAGCATTCTGAGCAAGTGCCTCAAATGTTGCAGATGTAAGAGTATTGCCTTCACCAGAATATTCTTCACGAGTTACAAATGGAACAGATCCAACAGCACGAGAAGTCTTATCAAATAAGACAGCTGAGTTAGATAGATCAATCGGGAATACAAAGAAATCATTCATACGAATGTTAGTCGTAAGAGTACTATTAAACTTTGTTGGATTCGCATAATCTCTTGAAGGAGCAACAGCACCATACTTGTTAGTCATATTCTTGGCATCACGATTATCATCGTTCAAGAATGAAATTACCTTAGTTACTAGTCGTCCAGCACCACCAAGATTTCTTACAGAGTTAGAAGCATTGGCAACAGAAAGAGATGTCTTAGTTAGACGATAATCATTGTAAGCAAACGTAGTAGACTTACCCATCATAGAGTTTAACTGCTGAGACATAATTTCACCATCATAGAAAATGTAATCAGCAACTAACTTAACTTCATTTGTAATGATCTGAATGGCTGTTCCGGCATCAGAATTGTCAGAAATACTGACACGACCATCACCAGCAGGTTCCCAGACTAAATCAATAATTACTTCTTGCTTCATAGCAAACAGAGGAAGATTAGTTCCCTTCATGAAAGGGAATAGTTCTCCAAGAGTTACAGAGAAAACAGGTTTGTTATTAACTTCAAGAGGAGGTTCTTGAACTAATCCACCACCATCATATTCAACATTAGTCACAAGACCATAATCGTTAGCCTTCGTGTTACTGTTTCCGTCAGCATTAGTAGAAGCATTATATCTGAAATCATGAGCAAGTAGACGACCAGACATGTATGCCTCACGATCTCTGTTTATTTCACTTGAAAGGAACATGCTCTCAAATGCCTTGAAATGATTGTAATCATCTATTTCACAAACCGTCTGACCACCAACACTAAGAGTTGCTCGACGAATTAATGAATGAACACCAACATTAACAGGGAAAAATGCTCCAAGAGCAACAGAAGCATTACCTTCACAAGCAAGAGTAATACGAGACCCTTCACTTAAATAACCTTTGTTCTGGAATACGAAACGAGCATTAGACTGATTACAGACAATCGGGTCTAAAACATCAGAGTGAACATCCATACTCATATTAGTCTGAATGGCACCCACTTTAATTAGATCAGGAACATTTGATCCGTCCATACGAGGAGGAGCAACAGGAATTTGTTCTTGGACTTCCATTATTATTTTATGATAATAACACATAAAAAAAATTTCAAGAAAAAAAAAAATTTATCCGTTTAGTACTTCTTCTTCTTACCCCTTTTCTTAGTACTCTTCGTTCCTTTATTATTTTTAGGAGCTTTCTTTTTCATCTTACTATCTTTCATTAAACTACCGTCTGGCATAAAATGATAACCTTTGGGAGGTGGGATCGTTTTTGGTGCTTTTGACTTCTTCGGCATTTACAATAATCTTACATTTTAATTCTTTATGATAATAATAGATTTTTTTTTCAATCACTCAACTGGAAAATTTTTATCAGCAAGTTCTCTCAATTTTTTGTAACCCATACTGTTTGACCAGTCGACCATTTGTTTTACATCATAAGGTTGTCTGTTGTTATCAACATCATCTTTGTATTCTCTTAATTCTTTTTCAAACTCCTTGTCTGTACTTAATATTTTCTTCAGATTTTTCTCTCTCTTAGCAATCTCTTTCTTCACTGATTCAGTCTGATTCTTTATTCCCTTCAAATTACTGATATTCTTTTTCATCTGTTTTCTTAGTCGTGCCTCTTTATACAAGAAAGCCATCTTCATCATTTGCCTCATTATTTCATTTGCTTCTTCTTCTGTATAATCTTCATCATCTTCATCTTCGGTATCATCTTCTTGTTTCTTCTTATTCGGGGGTGGAGTTCCTTCTTCTGGTAGTGAAGGTGTTGCCTCTTCTGGTGCTGCTGCTTGTTTCTGTGCATCTTCTTGTTTGTTCTTTAATGCTTTTACAGCAAGTTCATACTGTCTTTCAGTTATCCGTCTACCTTGTCCTTTCTTTACCTGAGCAAGAAGATTATCATTAGCAATCGTAAACTGTCCGGTAGGTGATGAAATCTTCCATTTACCTTCTGCTGTTCTACCAGTAATTTCACCAGGAACAAGTGACTTAATCCATGGTGGTTTGAATATAACCTTATCACCCTTCTCTAAGAAAGTGGCACTTTCGTATTTATTTACATCCGTCTTCGTAGCTTTTTCTGGTTTTATCAAATCTTTAAATTCATATTGTTTACTATCATTCTTTACTTTTATCTTCATCTTCTCACTTTTCTTGAATAATGTTTGAATCGTACCAAAGATCATTCTAGGATTATCCTTCAATCTAAATCTAATACCCTCTCCAACTTTGAAACTTTCGAATGATTGTCCAGGAACACTTTCTCTGGGTTTGGATGGGGGTTTGGGTTTCAATTGTGATTTAAATTTTTCATGTTTCTTTTTGGCTTCTTCATCAATCCATTCGACACGACCGTTTTCTTGAAGATCACCCATATAATCGTAGTCCTTAGTCACAACTTCATTATCTTCAGTTAATAGGTATTTGACACCCTCGTAAACAAACGGTTTATATTCATCGTCAGACATTTTATTATGAACAACAAAAAAAATTATCATTGAGAAAATGAAAAACTTACGAAACTATTTGAATACCAGTCTCATTGTATACGAGTGTCTGTCGGCTGTGAACAAACAAGAAGAGAGCATTTGGAGAATCAGTAGTAAGTCCTAACTCCATCTGTACACCAAAAGGAACAGTTGAGAAATCCATACCAACACCAGTTCCTACAGTGTCAAAAGGAACTCCAATGATTTCCATAGGTCCCCCATCAGCAGTAAGAGGAGGAACATCACCAGTGTAAACTCTGTTAGTATTAACAGGACTGACTTCAGATCTCATGTTAAGACCAGACTTAATAGCATTACGACCAAACGTAATCTGTTGAGGATCAACAACAGCAGTAGAAGCAGAATCCTTAACATTTGTATCAATATTGAAGTTAACAGGGATTCTCTGACCAGCACGAGTAAAGATTATCTGCCTAATATCTGCCTGAGTTCCATCAGAGTTTAATGGTGTTGTAGTAGCAAATGAGTTAAACTTAAGATTGTTCAAATACTTAGAAGGACACATATTCATGAAAACACCAAGAGTTCTCGATGTTCCAAGATTGAAGTTGACAACAGCATTAGCAGAGTTAATTACATTGAAATACGATGTAATAGCATTGTAAGTGAGTTGTCCCTGTGATGGAAGCATAGAACGAGGATCTGGAGGAACCATTACCTCACAGTGAAGACGAAGGTTCGAAAGTTGGTAGAATGCCTCAGTAAGACCAGTAGTAGTTCCATTCTGAGCATATAGAACCTGAGCATCTGGAGCAAGGTTAAGTGAAATTTCAACACCACCGAGAGATTGACCAGATAGAGGAATCAAGTTCCCAGATGAAAGGAACCCTGTTGGAATATGGAGGCAGAAACGATTACCATGAGTAGTAGCAGGGAAATCAACTAGCTCTCTCTTCTGAGTTTCATAGTTAGGAAGAGTAAGACCCATCTGATTCATGTGAGTCTGTTTATCAGACTTAGAGTTCACATAACTCATGTAAGTTGATAGGAAACGACCATAATGATTTACAGTCTCAATAACTTGTCTTGATCTTTGGGATGTAATAGTTACTTTCTCGAAAATAGAGTAAACAGCAAGTTTCTCATCAATAGCAAGTTGATCTGCCGTAGTTGGTTTTGCTTCATTGGCATCTTTGAAGAACTCAATTTCACCAGAGATACGAACTGATCCTGCATCTAAAAGGTGGGGTTGAGATCCTATGAGAAAGTTGACAATTGGATTACCCTTCTTGTATGAAATCTTTTGTGTAGAATTAACATTACTAGGTTGCACCTCGTTATAGATAATACTCATCTTGTTTATGATTATTCTATATATTATTTTTAAATGATTAATTTTCAAAAATTGAGGGATCAATCAAAACTAATGATAAATGTTCCCGTTTTAACCTTGAATGGTTCTTTAGGAACTCTAGGTTTGTTTTTCCTCAAACCCTTCAATCTATTATCTCTTTCCCATTGTCTCTGATACTCACGTATGTAAGCACGATTCTTTATTCTGTACTTTCTTTGATATTCTCTTCTTTCTTCGGGAGTCATTGTTTTATTTAACGAATATTCTTTTAAATAATTTAGACTTCCAACTGAACAGAGTCGGCACGAATATTAATACGTCTTATATGGTATACGAAGTTACACCATAATTTATCCTTTGTAGGACCATTAGTACTATCTTGATAATATACATTGAGACGGCAGTCTTTATCTCTCATGTCGTATGTTCCATTGTTGAGTGAGAAGGCACGACCAATGGCAAAGTTATCTTGGAATCTATTCATCGAGAGTGCTGGCATTCCTGCTTGGAAGAGTGCCTTGTCAAGTTCAAGGAGAGGAATAGCATCAATAGAAGTCTTAGAAGAAATCTTCTCTGTCTTGACATTAAGACTTGGTTGATTACGACCATCATAGAAGAAGAAGTATTCAGTAAGTCTATCACTAATTCCAGCAATCCCACTCTGACTTGAGAGGAGTAAACTATCATGAGAATTAGCATGTATTTGATAAGTTCCAGTACACGAGATAGAATTCTTAATCGAATATACAGAAGCATCAGTAGGAACACATACTATACTCTTTGCCCTTTGATGATTAGCAGGTATTCCAATATTAGCAACACGATCACCTTGAAGCTGTGAGTAATTATAAACTTGAGTAGATAAGAAATCATAAACCATCATCTTACCCTCTCTCATATCTCTCTGTATCTCTGCCTTTGCTGCTGCTCCCATATCTATTTGACATAAGACAAGTTCTACATTACTCATACTATATGTTGGATTGTATGTAGTAGCATCCCTGACAGATGTTGAATATAAGAAATATCTTTCAGTACCTTCAGCATCCATAGCAACATCTATTTCACAAGAAGCATTGAGAGTAACCTTAACAAATTTAGATGAACCACTACCTTCAACTTCAATCTGCTTGATGCTGTTATTTCCAGTAAGAGTGTGAGCAGTCCTATCACTTTCCATGAACTGTAGTGTTTCTCCAACAACCAGAGGGAAATTATCAACTTCAAAGTTGTTATTATCTATACGACAATAAAAGACATTCGTAGATGCTGCTGCTCCAGTCTTCCAAGAAGCAGGAGCAACATTGTCACCATTAGTAGAATGGAAGAGTGGATTCAGTTGGAGACGTCTTGAAGCATTGACAGAGTCTAACTGACGGAAGACTCTCTTGTTTTCACTAGTGAGAATAGTAACAAATAGACCATTCATTAA